ATATCCGTATCCGTTAATCGCTGCTGGAAGCAGTTTTGGGAACATAGTTACAAGCGATACCTCTTTGCAGCATCAGTTTTTTATAGGGGTAGAAAGAGGTGCGAGTAAGTGGGGAGCATGGGTAGTCGATCCTGGGAACACCTATAAGTTTCCCGAAAGTATATATTTCCTACCCTACCACGAGTTTGAGGTTGGTGAAGTTGCGCCTGAAAAGACAACGAACGGAAAGATTGTAATGACACCGGTTTATATCGTGAACGGCCAGGAAGGTATGACTTACGGGGATTTTGAAGGTGTCTATCATATAGCCGTTGATACTATTCAACCTGAGGATAGGCTCCTTGAGGGAACCTTATATTATAGGGTTTTCCCAAACGTGTTCCGCTCTGCGTACTATGATTACATGGCTATAAAGGAGGCGTAACAGGTGAGTTTATTAAATTACGAAGTTCATAACAATGTCGTAAGTCACCATGATGCGATCGCGAAAATAAAGACGTTTGCGGAAGCCAAGGGATGGACAATAGTTGAGTTCCAGCAGAACGTTGTTTGGGCAGACCAAGGAGGCGGAAGTTACGGTTGGTCTGCTGGAAGCGAGACTTTTCTAGCGATACAGTCAAGCGGTTACGGTGCGCAGACTTTGCATTTCAGATTACGATCGCGTGCAGAAGGTACCGATCCGAACCATGAGTTTGTCGACATTGGAGCACAGAAGGCCGGGGAAACCACTATAACTAATATATCTACGCACCCTGTTGATCAGAATAACTTGAAAATCAACAATTCCATAAGCTTTAAGCCCGGGACAATAGAAAAATTATGGCTTTTCGGCGATGCGAAACATGTTATAGTTTTCGCAAAATTCGATAGCAAATTTTGTCAAGCGCTATGCTTTGGTACTATTGAACTTTTTGATAGCAGTGAAGCAGAAGGCAATTATATTGGGCATTCCCAGATCAACCAGGCGCGGAAGTGGTATGAATACACGGATTCAGCTAAGGCGTCTGATTTCCTTTGTCCATGGGACAATCAGGAGGATACCGTTCTCTATGACGGTATTTTAAAGCTTTTAAGCGATGTGAAATATGAAATAGTTTCAGATCCGACGAATGCGATTTTGGGAGGATATTCTAAACTTACGAGAGCCGTCCAGATCAACAATTTCTCAGGCGCTAGAGTGCTTATAAAACCGAAAGTATTTATAAAACGTGACTTAGATTCGAGGTTTTTTCCGCTAGGTCATTTTCCGATATATAGAGTATATCATCCAGGTCTCCAAATCGGCGAGCAATTAGATTACAGCGGTGAGAGTTTCTTGTGTTTTCCAGCAATTTTGCTTCAGGACAGAAATTATGGAGTTGCTATCAGGATAGCTTAGAGATATACCCGAAAGTCTCCCGAAACCTACACTCTGGAACCCTTGTAAATAAAGGCTTAGAGAGGGATAGCTGATTTTTTTCGATTTGAGCTAGGGGTATTTTTCTAAGTGTTTTTATATAGCTTTATGTTTAAAACGCGCTCAGATGTGAGATTTGGGGCATATCTTCTCTAACCCTTATAAAATCTAGCTTAGAGGCGAGGCATGGCTATTTATGACGGTATTTTAGGAGAAACAGCAAGTTTAGGCGAGCGGCAAGAGGTTCTTCTCTCTAATAGAGGTCTTATTGCAAGAGAAGCCTTAAGAGATACCGAGTTTTCAGGCGCATCGCTGCAGGCTAGAAATCCAGTGGTTTCTAGCGTTGTACGGAATGCGATTTCAGGTTATTCTTTTGCAGATGTGCATCTTTTCAATCGTATATGGGTTGTGCCTTCTAGCATTGATGCAGGTTTCATAATAGACGAAAAGAAATACACAATCTCTATTTGGAACGCGTTTTCTGCCACAAAACAGATCACCGCAATATCAGTAGTTAACGAGGAAGGAACGGAGCTTGAGCATGAAGCCTTACCGATTGCTATCGCTGGTTTTGGTGAAGTGCTGCATACTTTGAAAATACTGGCTTCTGGCCCGGTAGATCAAGAGACGATTTATACTTATACTATAGATTCTACTGATTACAAGATAGAAATAACGGGAACGAGGATAGTTCTTTTTTCAGAAGAACCCGATTGGAAGGTCGGTGTCAGAGTTTCGTATCAGTTCAATACCGTAGTTGAGGTTTCGGTAAGATACAAGGAGCAAAGAAGGCCGTTATTGCAGTACCCAAGCCGTGCGCAAGCTTGTAAGTTTGTGTTTATGGGGTTTAGAGAGCAGCAGCGAGCGCTTTCCTTGTTAAAAAAAAGCCATGGGAAAGTGCTCGGAGTTCCTTTATATGTCGAGCCTTTAACAATCAATCAGCTCGGAACGGATTATATTACGGTTGACGAAGATATCTCTAAATATTTCAATCTTAACAATCTCTCTAAGTACGTTATATTAATAGATTACGCCAATAACATCGCTGAAGCTAAGGAAATTCAAAGCATTGCGGCTAGTACGATAACATTCAAATCAGATATAAAAAACTCCTTTAATCTACCCAGCTCTATCGCTTATCCTTTAATGCTTTCGTACGTTGGCAAGTTCAAGATCGAGCAAGACAGCGGTATAGAGCCGGAGCTTGCCCGCTTAACCTTAGATTTCAAGGAGCTTATTCATGCCAGATAGCCTGACAGGATTAGGCACGAATACTACTATATTTAGGATAGAGCCTAATTGGAGAAGACCTGTTACTTATGAAAACCTTCTATCTTCTAGAGTTTTAGGCTATCCTGGTACAGTGCAGGAGGTTTTAAGCTTTTCAGAAGATATTCCCATAGTCTTACAAGCTAGATTCACCAATTTATCTAAGGAAGAAGAGAACTCGCTTCTGGAATTCTTTTATAATCAGCAAGGCAGGCTTAAGGCATTCTGGATTCTCGGAGATACAAAGCAGTTCGAGCTTACGCAAATTATACCTCAAAACTCCTCGGTTCTATACGTTGAAGATCAAGGGTTTGCGGACATATACCGTGGCTATGAGAGGATTTATCTCGATATGGTAAATGGGGACTTAATAACACGAAAGATTATAAGCGTTACAGAAGGGCCGGGTCAGGGAGAATTGACTTTACAGTTAGATACCGTGACCGATAGGCAAATTCAAAAAGGTGATTACCGTAAGTTTGGATTGCTTTATTTTGTTAGGTTTGACCGCGATAAGATCACGGTAACTTACGGTTCTAACAGCACATCTGATGTAACGCTTTCATTTCGGGAACTTTGCAAGGAGTACCCTTAGAAAATGACTTACGAATCAGAGGTTCAAAAGACAGAGCAGGTTCAGTTCGTTGAATTATATAGAGTTACGATCGGAAATGATATATACCGCTATACCTCTTGCGATCACGATGTTGTTTTCGAAGGCGAGAAATACACAGCAGCACCGATAAAACGTAGTACTCTCAGACATGAGCTCGAGCTTAAGCCTTACCATATAACGATTACAGCGCCGCTTAGCGATGAAGTACTAAGTTATATAGCTAACACACCGGTTGAACCTGCTAAAGTTGAGATTTGGCGGGCAGTTTCGCCTGATACATCGCTGTATCGTAAGATTTTCACGGGTAGGATAAAGAGCGTTACGTTTAAGGATAAACTCGCGCAAATCTCACTTGAATCTGTTACAGTCCTTTTAAAATCAAGACTCCCGCGATTCGTCTATCAGGCATATTGTAATAACAGTCTTTTCGACGAGGTATGCGGCCTAAACATAGAAGATTACAAGCTTTCAACAGGGGTAGCTGTATCAGGGAATAATTTAATCTCCGCAAACTTCTCGGCTCAACCTAACGGTTATTATACGGGAGGTCATGTGAGATTCGGGACAGATATGCGGCTCATTACAAACCACGTAACAGATACGATAACACTCCAGATCCCTTTTGACGCAAGGGTTCAAACGGGTACTGTTGTTGATGTGTTTCCAGGATGTGACAAATCACCTGCGATGTGTAAGAACAAATTCAACAATATCAATAGATTCCTTGGGTTTCCTTACATTCCAAGCAAAAATATAGCAATAGTAGGGTTCAGGTAGAATGAAGGCATATTTTTCTGATGAAAGGAAGAAAGAGGAGTTCCGGAACGCTTTAAAATCGTGGCTTGGAACGCCACACTGGCACAATGTCGCGGTTAAGGGGAGGGGATGCGATTGCGCTTCTTTTATAGCCGCGTCATTGCTTGAGCTTGGTATATTGACCAAGCTGGAACTCCCGAAATATCTGCCTCGCGACTGGCATATTCACACTACTAGGGAATACTTTCTTGAAAACTTCAATAAGCATCAGGGTTTCTTAAAGAACGGGTTCGCTATCGTAGAAATTTCAAAGGATTCAGAGCTATGGTTCGGCGATTGGCTTATATTTTCTTTGTCTCCGAAGAGGTTATTGAACCATAGCGCGATATATTTCGGCGATAACAAAATTATTCATTCAATTCAACCTCATGGCGTAAGGATTGATAATCTTCCCAAATACTACCCGCGCCTGAGGAAGGTATATAGGCTATTCGAGAAGTGACATGGGAGCAAGTCTAATAATAGCAACGATTTCAATAGCTATAGCTGCTGCAACTGCCGCATATTCTATATATACAATGAGGAAGAACCAGGATAACAGGACAAACATGGATCCTGCTAGCCTGGACGATTTCGGTGTGACTCAAAGCCGTGAAGGTCAAGTAATACCGCTTGTCTACGGCACTGTGCGGCTGAATGGTAATATAATCTATTATGGAAACCTTGTGACAGAGGAGATAACAGAGGCAGTTGGAGGGAAGGGTGGGGGAGGAAAAGATATAACTACGGGATATAGGTATTATTTGGACGTCTGGCAGGGGATATGTGAAGGAAAAGTTGAAATAATTGATACTTACATAAACGATGATAAACAGGCGGTCACAGCGGACGATACTATATTCAACGATGGGACTAACGGTTTATTTCCGGATTGGGCCGGGGAATATGCCTCACCTCTCCCCGGAATCGCACATATTGGATACAAGAAAATGTTTGTAGGAGAGAATGCTACCAATCTCCCAACCGTACATTTCATAGTCAAGAGAGTGCTGCAAACCGGGATTAATAATGAAAACATGGCTTCCGGATCTAACCCGGCCGCTGTTATATATGATATACTGCTTAAAGCAGGGGCGGATGCTGCGGATATTGATATTGCTAGTTTTAACAAAGCTGCAGATTATTGGTATAACAGAGATTACGGTTTGAATATAACATTCTCAAGCCAAGCAGAACCAAGCGAGATGATCAATCGCGTCTTACGGTTTGTTGACGGTGTGCTCTATATTGATTCAGATGGCCGGTATGCCTTGAAAGCCTTAGATCCCAGCGATACTTACGTTGCAGAGATGACAGAAGACGATTTCATTTCGTTCGAGTTCATACGGGGGTCTTACGATGAGACTTTTAACAGTTTCAGGGGGACTTTCAAGGATAAAGATAACCATTACAGTCAAAGGGTTGTAACGGTTGATAACCCTGCAAACCGCTTCATTACTACGAAAAAATACCCTCTATCCGTAGATCTCAGTGCTTTCACGGACAAGAGCATTGCGTCAAAGAGGCTTTTTGAGATAATGAAAAGGCGCAGCTATCCTGCAGCGAAAATCAACTGCGAGGTCGCGCTTTATTTCGATACGCTTAAAATCGGCGATGTCGTACGTATATCGCACAGCGATTATAACATAACGCAAAGCGATTTTCGTATTGTAAACATTGATTATTCTACGATCGATAAGGGACGTATCAAGTTTCAATTAATTCAAATGATAGAAGCTCTCTTTGATGATATTTTTCAAATCGGAGGAGGTACTCTAGTTGAAGAACCAGACAACGATGGCACACCGTTTGTAAAGCAAGCAGTAGTTGAGCTAGAGTATAATTCAGAGACCGAAAAAAAACCGGCATTTCTTTTGCTAGCAGCAAGAGAGAAAGGTATAGAAACTTCCTTTGATGTGCTCTTCTCTAGCTCAGGTACTGACTACGTTACAGCAAAGAACGCTACGAAATTCGCACAGTTTGGGACTCTTGCAGAGGCATATCCCGCAAACACTAGAAAAATAGACGATGAGCGAGGTATACTGTATACGCCTTATAAATATGATGAAGCACCAAAATTTGTTTCACTATCACGCCAAGACCTTTTTTTTAGAAGGCGTATAGCGGTTATGGGCGATGAAATCCTTGCGTTTCAAACCGTAGAGCCGGAGGGAGTTGCGGAATATAGATTGAAAGGAGTCATACGGGGGATACTGAACACGCCTATTTTACAGCACAATCAAGGCGATCCTATTTGGCTGTGTGAGGTTTCGGAGGACAACGTTTTAGAGGGGATAACATCTAATGAGTTCTACCTAAAGTTTCTTCCCCGTTTTTCTTCCAACGTGCTTCCTGCCGTACAGGCTACGGCACTCCAGGTTACAGCAATGCGTAGAGCTGCGACACCATGGGCGCCTGGAAGGCTTGTAGCTACACGGTCAGGGAGCACTATTTCTCTTGTGATTTTTCCTAACACGAAAGACGCAAGCGGAGCGGGAGCTTTACCTGAAGATGCCTACACTGACCAAGCGCCTCCTTTTCCTCACGAGGGAGATTTCATTATTACCTATAACTCCTCGGAGCTAACCAGCGATTCTACTAATGTCACGATAGTGTACGCTGGCCAAGTCACTATTTATGTGAAACACAGAGTAGGGGGGTTAATAAGTCCAGCAAAATCAATAGATGTAGACGTTGCAGATGGGGAATATGTATCATGACAGTCTTATCGAAATCAGGCCTTGAGACAATAGATTACGGCCAACAAGGCTGGAGCGCAATAATAACAAGCAATATGCAGCTTCTAAACGATAAAGCCGTAATACAAAACCAAGATGGGCATCAATTAATAATGGTACCGGCATCTCCTGCACCTGATGCTGAGATTGATGCGTCTAGGCTGCATATATCGCAAGATGAGATCGCGAATAAACTGTATTTTAAATGGAAAAAGTCAGACAGTACGGTACTTACGGCAGAAATACCAACGATCGGCGGAATCCCCGCATATTTCTTGCGTGTAGACGGGTTCTTACGGGTTATTACCGGGCTTGAGCCAACGCTTATATATCAAAGCTCAACGATCATAAAAGTGCGGCTACTTAGACAAATTGCGGGTTCTGGCGGTACTACTACGATAGATATTAATAAAAATGGGACTTCTATCTTCACAGATCCCGCAAACAGGCCTTCTGTGGACGCTACAGCAGGGGATAATGCGGTATCAATCGCTAATGTAAGTGTTATCGTAGCTGACGGAGATATAATAACTCTAGACATTGATACTGTTGAAGATGGGGAGCCGCAAGGGCTCTATGTTGATATTTTAATGGGTTAGAGAAGGGAGGTTAGAAGTGGCTTTTTTAGAACTCATAAAACAAGTAGGAAGCGCAATAGGAAACTATGCGAAACCTATATGTGGCAAGGATCCCAGCGGGAACGTAATAATACCGCAACTTCTATCAAATGGTGAGATGAGAACGCTCGCTAGGGATTATATCATAGGGATTGCAAAAGGTGATATTGCTGGAAGCAGCTTATTTGTTGTAACAGCGAATCTCGCGGCAACCGGCTCTGGTACGAAACAGTTATTTGCTGAGTTTGCGTACAACGAACAAAGTAGCGGCGCGCAAAGATCGGTAGTTAGTACGTCAGCGAATGACGCAGTTGGCGGTACCGGTGCAGAGCAAGTATATATTGAGTTTGTGAGGGGAGACGGAACGCATGGTAGCGAGCTAATCGATATGAATGGCACAACGCCGGTAAATACCGTGGATACTAATATTCAGCATATCAACCGGTTTGTGGTATCGAAAGGCGAACTTGCAGACGGTCAGATATCACTAATGTCAGATATAGCCGGCGGAGGCGTAGCAATTACGGCAATTGCAGCCGATAGCAATCACAACAATATCGCGCGATATTATACCGGGAATAAAACCGCATTTTTAACGCAACTTGTGGCTTCAACTGCAGATGATGGCGAGATAGAACTCTGGCTAACTCAAACACTAAACGGCCAAGCGAGTTTCATTAAACGAGACGTTATTTGGATTACGAAAACAACGCCTGCAACTATCGAAGCTTTCTATCAAGTACCGCCTGGTGGGAAAATCGAAGTTTGGTATTACCCGACAACTACGGGAAAGTTTTGGGGCTTGTATTTTGGAGGGTGGACGGAATGACAACTCTTTTCAATGCTACGGCTGAAATACAACTGCCAACTTGGGCTGAATTTAAAAAATATATTGACGGGACTTATTCGGCACTGCAGCTCTATTATAGTGAATGCAATGCCGGGATTACATGTTTCTGTCTGGATGGTACCGTAGCTTACACGTATTTTCTTTTTCCAAAAGGCACTGTCAGGCCCGGGCTCGATACTGCACAAAACGACGCTGACTATGACGATTTCGAACTCAATTATAAAGCAAACGCAAGGCTTGCATAAACGTATAAATTAATAGAATCAATGCTTATAAACGATCGTATTTCTAGAAAGGAGCAAACATGGGGTTTATAGACGCATTTCAACAAGGAATAGTCGAATTGGACCAAGAAATCAAACGCACGATTAAAGATGTAACCGATCGTGCGAATCAAACAAAACAAGAGATGCTAAGCTATCTCGAAAACACAAAAAAGGAAGCTCAACAGAAGCTATCTTCTATAGACGCTGTAATTACAGCGAAACAGAAAGAACAAGACCAAAAGATAGCCGCGGTTGAGGCTTCGGTTAATCAGAAAATAGAGAATGCCAAAGCCGAGGTGTCAGCGAAACTCGACGCACAGATCAATGCGGTTAATTCTCACCTTAATCGCCTCTCTGAAATGCTTAAAAATCTTGAGGATAAAGTGAGCGCTGCTGGCACTCTCTTGACTCGTAAGCCTTAGAGAAGAGGTGGCAAAATGAAAATGAGCGAGGAAGAACAACGGGAGTATATAGAAACAAAGCGGGAGCAAAAGAAGAATAGTACGCTTCACAAAGCTAAGAAAGCTATAGGATCCAACTGGGATCAATTTTTTGTACTTGCTTTTTCTTTTGCTTGCGCGACTTTCGGTACTACCGCAACTATAGCTATTCAGTTGCTTCTAGCAGGCGATTGGCGAAACGCTATATATGCCGGTATTATTGCAGTTTCGTCAGTTATCCTCGGTAGTATCTTATACATCGCTTCTCTTTTCTGCCCTCCAGGCTCATTGACAGAAGAGATGCAGCGCAAACTTTTGGAATACTTACGAGAGAAAGGGAAGTCGCAGAGATGGGCAGATGAGATTTTCAAAACGATCACGGGGAAGAAATGAAAAACAGCGAATTCGAGCCCTACAGATACTTCCAGCTTCTATCCACGATAGAAGAAAAGGAAGAAGAATACGCACGGCGCGGGCTAAGCATTTCTAAGCTTGACGAAGTTGAGCAACGCTTAGGCAAAAGAGAAGCCGACGATGTAAGACGGCTAGCTTCTGAACTTACCGAAATGCTTGGTTTCGAGGAGGGTAGTTTCTTTGCAGTCGGAGGGGAGAGTTTTCTTATAAAATGCGTCTCGAAGGCAATACCTAACTGCTTTATAGCCTTAAAGGTCGCCCAATCCTGCTTCAATCCTCGACCGGAGGGGGGTTGGGCAGGGTTCGTTTTCAGGACGAAACCAAACAGGCAAAAGATACGGTTCGTTGAAGGCCTCCAAATACAAGCGATCGTAAGCCAAAGGCTTAATCAAGAAACCGATCTTGTTGGTGGTGTGCCCGCTGTTTTAAAGCTATCGACCAATGTCCCTATTTTCGCGGCTTTGGAATGGGTAGACGGCTACAGGTTCGATAGATTCTGCGCTCTAACAAGTGAGAAAGCGAGAATAGTTGTATTTTGGCGGTTCCTGAAATTACTAGAAAAGATACACTCATTGCGAATTGATATAAGACAACAAGGCGGAAAGCCTGAAGATGCCTGGCCTGTAGTCCATCGCGACGTTAAACCGCACAATATCATTGTCAACCAATCATATTATCCCTGGCTTACTGATTTTTCGATAGCAAAACCTATGATGCGCGAGAATCTTACGGTAGCAGGCGAGATCCTTGGCAATCGCTTATATTCTGCGCCTGAGCAACTGGAAGGTCAATCGAATGAAGTCGATTGGCGAAGCGATCAATATGCCGCTGCACTTATGATACCGCTTGTTATCACTCGCCAGATACCACCACACAGATACCGCACACGTGACGCATGGATAGAAGAGCAGAAGAACTATATTTTAAGACCTCTATGGGAAGTTTTTAAGAAAGCAGCTAGCTGGGATCCCGATCGTCGATTTAATACAACTTCCGAATTTGTCAGAGCTTTCGAAAACGCCTGTCAGGCTTATAAAATCGACTTTAGAAGACGCCAAACACTTGACGCAAAGAAGACACAAAGGATAAACTGTGCGTCAATTAAGCGCTGCCCGCACCTAACCGAGATAAAACGGGAGATAGAGCAGGAGTTGATTCTCCCGGTTTATGAAAAATTAGAGAAGCTTGGAAGAATACTAAAAGGAGATAAAGAAGATGATGAAGAGAAACAAAGCAATGATGGTTAGTATATTAGTATACCTTTTTCTATGCCTTGTTTTACAAGGCTGCAAGAGCCTCGGTAAGCAGTGTTTCAAGTTTTCCGGGGAATACAAAGGGGTAGAAGGAGGGTTTGAATATTGTATCGAACCAACGAAATCGAAAATATACAAGATACCGACGTTACGGGGAAAAGACGGTAAGGAACATTATATATTTTCGGAAGATCAAATAAAACGCATTGTTGAAAAGCTTAAGAATAAAGCAAAAGCAAAAGCCAAAGCGCTGTCAACCTACAGAATTAAGCCCGTGCAACGGTTATTGATTTTGCTTGGGGAGGAAGTAAGAAAATGAGTAACCTTGTAAGCAAATTCGTAAAATCTACCCTGACTACCTCCAATTGGGTATCAATGGTTGCCGAGCTTTCGTTACCTAGCGAGGTGTACGAGCTTGAATTAGAAGACACTACCGGTGCTATCGAGATAAGAAACAAGAATGATACGGCACAGAGCAGGACATACCCCCAGAATGTCATATTTATATTAGAATCGAAGAAGGGGCACCGCTACAAGTTAACAGATTACGAGATTAGAGGAACCGCAGGCGATGTAATAGAAGGAGAATATATAGTATGAAACGCAATAGGCACATAATCACTACTGCTGATTCGATTCCAGACGGGGAGAGTAAGGTTATAATGACGGTAGACGAACGCGATGCTGATAATTGGGGGATTCTAGTAAAGCAGTCCGCTACAGTCCTTGCGTTAGAAGCGATAGAGCCGGGTGTAAGAGATTACGTAAGTGTCAATAATGAAATCGTTGATATATCTACTGCGAAAACCACAGACATTGCAACTGATAACACTCTAAGTGTTACAGGCGAAGATTCAGGCGTTCTACCGCAACCCGGATATGAATATTACGTCTATCTTTCGAATTCTAAAACAACTTACGCTCCCAACTCAATTCGTCTCTCAACCAACCCGCCTCAAGACGGCTATTTGGCTGGTGTTGAGAACTGGCGTCTTGTAGGAACCGTGACAATAGACGATCTTGGAAACATAGTCAACCGAAATTTAGTAAACACAGCGTTTCTAAACAGGTCGTTCAACAATATAATTGTTATTTGGGGTCAGGAGTTTTTCGTAAAACAAGGTGCAAGCTTAAGCTATAGTGCAATTGAAAATCAAATATACCAGCATCGCGCATACCACGAACCTCCTGCGGTTGGTGATGAAAGAGAACAATACGTTTTTCTTTCGAAAGGGGCATGGCGATTTGAATGTCTTTATATGGCTGATTATGACTGCGGTATAATGAGTCTTAGGATCGACGATATTGAACTTACTTCAATTGATACTTACGCCGCTTCTCCAATATTTAATTTAAAGTATTCGCAGGACTATGACGCTATAGAATCTAGAATTTATAAGGTTTCTATAGTAACAACCGGCAAGAATGCAAGCAGTTCGGACTATTACACAGAGGTGACTAAGGTAAGTTTTATAAAAATAGATGAAGTTGGGGGATCGTTATGATAAAGAAATTCATAGGTTACGATGCAGAAGGTACCTCAGCGCCTAAAAAAGCGATATACAAAGTTGTAGACGATGACGGCTTCAGCTATCCTGCTGTAAAGATTGATAAGGCGATACACGACTCTGGCGACGATATAGCAATCAATAACGCGATACTAAGTGCTATATCGTAACAATAGCGGGCATCTTGTCTTGGCGTTCTTCTAATCTCCTTAAATATCAACGTTTACAAGCGTGAGGCTTGCGGGCATATTAACCCAATATGCCCGCTTTTTTATTTCTACCCTCCCTCTACCTTCTTTCTACCCATCTCCTACCCAAAGTATTCTCTCAAACCCACAACGAACCTATCAAATCTTACGTATAAGCGAGGATAATTCAATTTATGACTTTGGATATAGCCAAAGGCAAAACCGCGTGAAACGGCTTATATGGAAGTCTGATAGGATTTTGCTTTGGCATAGTCTTTGCTATAAGCCTTATGGCATGGCATTTGCTGGCAGTGATATCTCTAATACCAAGGAAAATAAAGGGATAAAAACCAGCGGAACGGCACAAGGTTTGCAGTAGAAAAAGGTATCTTCCTTTAATCTTCTTTCAATCTTACCTTAATCTACCTTTCCAGAAAGGAGGATTTATGGAGTCTGTAAAGGACACACCTGAGCTAATGAATATATTACAAGCCTCTGACTACCTTGGTATTAGCAGAGACTGCTTTTATAAGATGTTGAAAAGGGGCTCAATCCCAGAGCCTTTATTTATCGCACCCTACCCAGGGAAGAAACAGTACAGATTATGGTCGAAAGAGCAACTCAACTCGGTACGCGTGAGACCGCAAGGCAGGCCAAAGGTCAATGCCTGATTGGCATGGCTTTTGCTATGGCTCTGGAAGGCTTATTGGTATGGTATTTGCTAGAGCTGCGGTTTGGCATGCTAATTGCTGCAAGGCAATTGGCACAGTAATTGCTACGCGCGTATATATAATAAAGGTAAAGGTGACAGCTTGTTGTGTCAAAATGACACAGTTTTTAGCCTAAATTGTCAAAATGGCAGACACGATGTAATCATTTTTGCCAAAATGACACATTTTGGCATTTTTTGGCATTGTAAGCTACGATCTGCAAGATGTACCAGCTTGCCAGACCAAAAAAAATTAATTTTTTTTGTATTATGGCATTCGGCTGAAAGTGGCTTAAACATTAGGCTAGAACCAAGTAGCAGTTGCAAGTATCCCGTAAATATATTTTTTTCTCTTAAAAGATTACATGGTGTAATCTTTTTGGCAAGGGGATTGCTTGTATTATATAACAGATTAGTTGA